GACATCACAACAGGTGATGCCGCATCTACACTAGCTACATCAGCAGGTAACATAACTATTGATGCTCAAGGTAATGATACAGATATTATATTTAAAGGTACCGATGGTGGTTCAGACACAGATTTTCTTACTTTAGATGGTAGTGCAGCTGGTGCTGCAACATTTAATAGTGTTCTTTTAGGAGCAGATGGTACGAACAGTGTTCCAACATTTAGTTTTTCAGGAGATCCTAATACTGGAGTATATAAATATTCTAGTGATGCTCTTGGATTAACAGCTGGTGGTACTATGAGAATGTATGTAGATAGCACTGGTGTAGTAGTAGGCTCTGGAAAATTAAGATTTACAAATATTCTAACTTCAAATTCAACAGGTGAGTGGGGAGTATTTAGATATGCTAATAACCCTTCATCATATTCAGGTAATGTTCCTAATGGATCGACTGATGTGCTAGCTTTTTCTACTTCTCAAGGCAATGCATCACCAAGTAGAGTTAATGCTGATTCAGCTTTTTGGATAATGTGGTCTGATACTACTAACAATAGATTACATTTTGAACCAGTTGTAGATTTTGTTGATGGTGGTTCTAATAATTCAAACTTAGCTTATATAGGATATAATGCAAATATAGCTGCTATTTATTCTTTTTATCAATATGCTGGAAGCGGTTCTGCTGCTGCTCCAACACATAGTTTTACAAGTGATACAGATACAGGTATGTATAACCACACTACAAACCAAATAGGTTTTACTACAGGAGGAAGTGTAAGAGCTAGATTTTATAGTGGTGGATTAGTGTTGGATACTTTAGGAACAACTTCAGGTACTGATTTAGTTGTAGATGGTTCAAATGTAGTACATGCAAAAACATCATCTAGAAAATATAAAAGGAACATAGTTGATATAGTCTTAGACTCAAATAAATTATATGACTTAAGACCTGTGGACTTTGAATGGAATGAAAAATCGGCTACAGAAGGTAAAAAAGATATTGGATTAATAGCCGAAGAAGTAGCAGAAATACTACCAGAGATAGTAAATTATAATAATGATAAAACACCAAAAAGTATTTCTTACGACAAATTATCAGTAATATTACTAATGGAAATTAAAAAATTAAAAGAAGAGATAAACAAATTAAAGGAGGGCTAAATGCCAGACGTAACAATTTCACTCACCGATGCTCAATGGACAAGAGTTGTAGCAGCTTCCGAATATATAAAAGGTATGGGGGCTAGTGATATTACAACAACTGAATTAGCAGCTATATGGAAAGATCAACTTACAGATTGGGTTAAAGATTCTGAAAGAAAAGCAGCATCAGTTGATGACTTCTAATGAGGCTTGACACCAAAGTAATTAAATATAGGAATCAAAATCCTTTTATGTCAACACGTCAAATTGCAAGAGAGGTAGGAGCTTCTGTAAGTTGGGTGCATAATATATTAAAGACCGCTAACTTACCCACAAACCCACCTAAGAAGAAAAAGATTACTTACATCTGCCCAGAATGTAAAGAACTTGTCAATGCTAGACGTAAATTCTGTAGTGAGAAATGTAAATACAACTATAGAAATCCTTTACTTACTTGTCATTATTGCCACGCAAAATTCAGAAGATCTAGGTCAAGAGTAATAGCAGCCATAAAAAGAGGCTGTGATCACATATATTGTGACCAAAAATGTACAAATAGAGCAAAAAGAGACAAAATTACTTGACACGCCTACCCCAAATATGATATAATTAATAATGTATTAAGGAATAATATTAATATTCTGGAGTAGCCCTTGACTACAACTGAGAGTATCAAGGGCAAGAGAGGAGAAACTCAGAACTTCTCTCTAATACATCATAAGAATTAATAATAATTATTCCATTAATACAATGATACGGATGGGGAGATGCAAATAAATCATAGGATTATTGCACTCCCCTCTCTATAAATTAATTATTAGGAGGAGATATGACAATAGCAACGAAAACAGCTGACCCTTTTGACATTTTTGCAGACTTTTTTAGTGATAAGTGGGTGGGTTCGACAATCCACAAGTATCCATTGGATGTAATTGAATCAGATACAGGGTATGAAGTCAAAATTTCACTACCGGGTGTAGAAAAGGGTAACCTTTCTGTAACCTTAGATAAAGATACTTTAGTAATAGAAGCAACAACTTCTGAAACTAAGAGTGATAAGAACAAATATTTATACAGAGGTATAAAGACAGGTTCTTACAAAAAACATATTTCAGTAAAAGATTATGGTGTAGATTCTAAGAAAATTAGCTCTAGCTACAAAAATGGAATCTTAACTATAACTTTACCTAAACATAAAGAAGCTAAACCTCAAACAATACAAGTAGCCATGGAGAGTTAGCAAATGGAGATAAACGATGAATTGATTAGGCAATGGGAACCTAAGATTCATAAAATGCTCCAAACATCGTATGTAGTAGGGTATGATCGAGAAGATTTAGCACAAGAACTTAGAATCGCTATTATGAAAGCGGCTAAGGCATATAAAGCAGACAGAGGTAGCATCTTTCATACCTACTTACATACCACGATGGTAAACACGATCAGAACTTTAATCAGTAAGGCACAGAAAAAGCCTATGACTGTGAGCTATGATGAAACATTTTTAGACTATGAATCTGATTTCTTACCCGATTTTATAGCAAAAGCTATTGGATATGAGGAAGAATGGGAATTACTAGAACTAAAAGATGAATTATCAAAGTTTAATTTATCTGAACGTGAGAAAAGATTTGTTGAGTTAAGATTAGAAGGTTGGACTATGGATGAGATATCTGATGATATTGAGAAATCTGCATACAGAGTGCGTCAAAATCTTAGAACAAAGGTAGAGAAGATATTTTATGGTCAAGAGAACAAAGAAGAAGAGTCAATATAATTCAAACGATTTATTTAAAGAATTTGAAGCATTATATTCTAAGCAATATAAAAAAGAATATAAGCCTAGAAACTTTATTGGTAATGAAATGAAGTCTTTAAAAAATCTTTTGGATAAATATTCTGTATATGAGATACTATCAGCAATGTATAATTGTGTAGTTAGAAACCCTGATAGTATTTCTGTTAACTATTTTGCAAATGGTATTAAGTATTATCTAACAGACTACGATCCGCAATTGTATTGGTCTGTTGTATCCTCTCCAGATCCTAATATGAAAAAGAAGTGGAGAGCTTTTACTATTTTGAATTCTAAATGGTTACCTACTGCGACAGATAAGAAAAGATTAAAAGCACTAGAAGAGCAATTACAAGGAGCTATAAATGAGGAGAAGTAGAAAAGGGGGGTTGACACGGACCCACACAAAAGTGTATAATAATAATATAAATAATATATATAGAGTTATAAGTATACATAACAAAACTAAACATATAACTATTATTGGAACATATGATTGTATTAATGCAGCTAAATTAATGGCAGATGATCTAGCTAGTAAAGATGTTAAGTGTTATGTACATGGAGATGACAGTAGAGTTTTACACATAGCAGGAGAGTAGAATGGAAAGTTATGAATACATAGAGTCTGGGATATTACTTAACTTAAATGATAAGGAATCTCTCAAGAAATTTAAACACTCAGCAAAAGATTTTGCTAAACACGGGGAAGCATTTAAATTCATAAATAAACATTTTGATGATTATGGTACATTTCCATCATCAGATACTTTAGTAGAAAATTATCCAACAATAGATATTACTGCTAACAGTCTTAATTTAGATTACGCAATAGATTCTTTCAAGAACCAAGTATTATTTAGAACTATTGTATCAGCATTTCAATCTAACAAAGAGTTATTGAAAGAAGATGCTAAAAAAGCCTTATCACATATACAATCTAATTTAAATGATATTGAAGTTGTATATGATGAAGATGTAGTAGCTTATGATACTTTGGCAGAGGATAGATATTCAGAATGGCAAGAAAAAAGTAAGAAGAGAAAAATGGGAGAAGGTATGATGGGTATCCCTACTCCTTTCAAGTCACTAAATAAAACAGGGGTTGGATGGATGCCGGGAGAACTTATAGCAATGTTCGCAAGACCTACTGTGGGTAAGACATGGATGTGTATCCAAGTTGCTGCAACTGCAATGATGAATGGACATAAGACATTACTAATCTCTACTGAGATGCCTACAAGTGCTATTAGTTTAAGAGCTGATGTAGTTTTAGCTAAGATGATGGGATACAATTTCTCACACTCTGCTCTTAGAACAGGTAAACCCATAGATGAAGATAAATATAAAGAGTTTTTACAAAAACTAAATGGTAGACCACTATTAATATGTGATCACATACAAGGAGAAAGTAGTATCTCATTAGAGAGTATTGCTAGTTTGATTAGAAAACACTCTCCTGAGTTGGTCGTATTAGATGGTATATACTTAGTTTCATCAGGCGATGGTAGAAAAGCAATGTGGGAGCAATCTCATTCATTGTTTTATGGTATGAAAACTCTAGCTCTTAGCACTAATACTCCTGTATTCGTATCAACACAAGCAACTAGGGAAGCTGCAAATATGTTTGAGCCACCTAGAGCAGATCAAGTAGCCTTTGGAGATGCGTTAATTCGTTCTGCAGATGTTGCTATGGCAATGTGTAGAGTAGAGGATGAAGAAGATAAGAGATTAATTCAATACCAAAAATACAGAGATGGGGTTCTCGGATCAGATATCTCTATAATGGACTGGAAAGTCGATACAGGACATATAGAAGAGACTGAGGAAGACATTTTTAACAACGGAGACTTTTAAGGAGGCGATATGAAAGTTCTAGGAATGATCATGAAATATTACGGTCTTTTCAATAAGTATTCAGATGTGATACCTGAAGTGGTACAACTTGTAGATACTGCAGTAAAAGCAGTAGAAGATAAGAAAATCACTAAGGCAGAACAGAGTGCTTTGATGAAAGAGTATTGGAACGTGATTAATAAAATAAAAGAGGCTAAATAATGGTAAATTGGGCACAGTTACTATTAGAAAATGGAATAGACGTACCTAGTGAGCATGAAGAATTCTCAATTAGGTGTCCTTTCCACAATGATAGTGTAGCTTCGTGTTCAATAAATACTGAGAAAGGCGTATGGATTTGTTTTGCAGGTTGTGGAGCAGGTTCATTAGAGAGTTTCTTAAAAAGATACTTAAGATCTGATGCTATTGATATAACAAAGTTATTGCTTGAAAGCCAAGCTAACTTTAGTGTTGATATATTTGATGATCTAGAGGAGACTATCAAAGGTAGACCGGAGTATTTTATGGAAGCTGATACATCTAGATTCCCAATATGGGCATATGATAGAGGTTTTACAGAAGAAACTTTAAAGAAGTGGGGATGTGGAAGCACAGAGTATAATGATTTAGTTATACCAATACATGATATAGATGATAGACTTGTAGGATCTGTTACTAGAAGGACAAATGCAGTCCCAAAGTATATGTATTCTAAAGGTTTACAAAAGTCTAGAGTCATGTTTGGAGCTAATAAATTAGAAGGACATCATAAATACATTTGTATTACTGAAGGTTCTTTAGATACTATGTGGCTAACACAAAATGGATATCCAAGTGTTGCAATTTTAGGGGCAACCATGTCCAAAGCACAATTGGATATACTGCGATCATTACAAACAGAGGAATATATCTTATGTTTTGATAATGATGCAGCAGGACAAAAGGCGATATCAAGAGCAATGCTTGACATATCGACCAGTTTTATGGTATCATATATAAAGATGCCAAAGAAATATAAGGATGTACAAGATGTACGTTCCGAGGCATTACTCAAAGAAGTAATAGCAAAACGACATTATTGGTAAAGGAGGATTTACTATGTCAGGAATAGCAAAAATTTTGCAAAAACGTGAAGCAATACTAAATCCATCAGAAAATCAATCTCTAGGAAAAGAGATTTGGTTCAAAGATGGAGATCAAGCATTTCTTACTCCAGTTGCTTCAGGAGAAGAAGGGGATGCATTACTAGATGAAATCTATCTGTATACATACAGGTCAGGAAACCGATGGATTAACTTATTATCGGATGATTCAGTAGACACAAGCTCTGTACCATCTGATTCTAGACCATCACACAAGTTTGCTTTTTGGGCATATGTCCACGAAATCATACACTCTGAAAAGAAAATGGATGATTGGGAGGAAGTAGAAGGTCCAGCAGGCAAGAAAATGTACAAGCAAACTGTTAACGATTTCAAAGTTGTACCTTTAGGCTTCGGAAGAAGTGACTATATTTGGAACCAACTTGTAGATATCTACAATGATTGGGGTAAATTAGACAAAGGTGTAATTAGAATTAAAAGAACAGGTGCAGGTATGTATGACACCTCATACACTATCGCAGCTACAAGTAGAGATACAGTTGTACCTGAAGATAGAAAAGCTGAAATTAGCGAATTACCATCTATCAAAGATTACTACATGGATAGATATGGTAACGCACCTGAAGGCGATAACGAAGTTGCTACATTTAGCACTGATGATACAGAGGATGACTTATTTTAAATGATAATCAAAGATCAAAATACATTTAATGAGATACTTCCTACGCTGGATAATCATTCAGTTGTGGTGGATGTAGAGACAAATGGTTTTGATTCCTATGGTATACATCAAATATGTGGAATCGGAATCGGATTTGGTAACAACTCAGACTCGTACTACTTCCCTTTCCGACACCAACATGTAGGAACTAACCTTCCTAGCGAGTGTTTGGCAGCCTTAATTGCGTGGCTCAATAAATCCAAACACCTTGTTGGTTATAATATCAAATTTGATCTCCGATTCCTCGAAAAAGAAGGTTTAGTGGTAAAAGATAAAGAATTAGTAGATGTGCTTACTATGGTAAGACTAACAGAACCATCTACTGTTAAAGATCTAGATCTCACTAACACTATAAAAAGAAGCTATGGAGAAAGTCATGCTAGTTATGATATAGAAACTAAGAAACTCTTAAGGTCTAATAAGTGGCATAAGGACTTCTCTATGGCTCCTGTAGACGTTTTAGGACCTTACTGTGAGAAAGATGTCATCTATACAGCTAAACTGTACAATGACAGGGCAAAATTGATTAAAGAATCAAATCAAAATGACATTTGGAAGATGCAGATACAGTTAACTAAGGTATTATATGCTATGGAAGGGCGTGGCATCAAGATAAATAACACTTATGTTAAAGAAACTATGGCTCAAATAGAAGATCGGAAGTCTGAGATAGAAAGTAGAGTCATAAATCTTGCAGGTAAGGAATTTAATCTAAATAGTACGCAACAATTAGGCGAAATACTTAATGAAAGAGGTATAACATCGCCTGAGAAGACTGCAAAAGGGCAACAATCATGGAATGAGGCAGCGTTAGTACAAATAAATGATCCTATCGCAGGATATGTAAGACAATATAGAGCTTTAGAGAAGTTAAGGTCTACATATTTAGAGCCTTTCCTAGAATTAGATGAATTACATACTACTTTTTGCAATTGGGGTACATTGACAGGCAGATTGTCGTCTAGAAATCCTAATTTACAGAATATTCCTAGAAATCATTTCAATTTAGTTGACAAACAGCTATCTGAAGACGATAAACAGGAGCTAAAGGGTAGAATTAACGCTACACTAGCAGCGAAAGGGCAAACAAGTAGAGTAGAAGGACTAAGTGATGAGGTGTTAAACACTTGGACATTCGTTGGGAATGAATCTTTTGATAAATCTCAAGAGGGACAGATAGCGATTAGAAATATATTTGTACCTAGAGAAGATTATTCACTTATATCTTTTGACTATTCACAAATGGAAGTTAGAGTATTCCTAAGCTATCTACAAAACGAAGAAGTAAATCAAATGCTTACAAAGTCTAATGTAGATTTTCATGGAGAAGCTGCAAAACTTGCATTTAATGTTACAGAAGATGACGATACATTTAAGATGTTTAGACAAACTGCTAAAAGTATTACCTTTGGAACTATATATGGCATAGGTAATCAGAAGTTAGGTATACAATTAGGTGTACCATCACAAGAAGCGGCAGATTATAAGAAAAGATACTTTGATGGGATCAAAGGGTCTAGAGAGTTCTTCAATGCAGTAGTTAGAAAAGTAGAATTATTAGGACAGATTAAAAATAAATATGGTAGAGTATATAAAATACCTAAGAATTTAGGTTACAAAGGTATAAATTATCTAGTACAAGGCACAAGTGCTGATATTCTTAACGAAAGAATGATACAAGTACATGATTTATTAGAAAATTTTAAGAGTAATTTATTATTACAAGTGCATGATGAAATAATATGTGAGATACATAAGGATGAAATAGAGCTATTACCAAACTTAATTAGAGATGTGTTAGTAGAGAATACTCTACGCATACCTTTAGAAGTTGACATAGAGTTATGTGAGCCATCATGGGCAGTAAAGAAAGATTATTCATATACATTATATCATGAAAAAGAATTAGTACATAGTATAGATTGGAGCTAGTATGTTAAAGTATATTTCAACAGACAAATCTTTTGATGATATAATAAACATATCTAGAAAAAGAGCTAGAAAATTAGGAAGTTTAAACAATTCAATTCGTAAAGGTGGAGGTAATTTTGCTGGATATATTGGACAAATGTATGTAGCAAAATATTTAGGGATAAAAGAAGTTGATACTTATAATCATGACTTAGAATATAAAGATATGACTTTAGAAGTTAAAAGTAAACAAAGAACAGTAGATCCAGATTTATCTTATGATGCTAGTATTGCTAAGACAAGCATGCATCAAAATCCAGATGTGTATATATTTACATCTGTAAAAATTCCTAAGAATACAGATGATGTAGAATCCATAAGTATTTGTGGATGGATGTCAAAAAAAGAATATTTTGATCAGGCAACTTTTTATAAAAAAGGAGATATTGATCCCAGTAATGGATGGAAAGTTAGTTTAGATTGTTATAATTTACCTTACAGTAAATTATATTCAATGGAAAAATTACTGTCCTATAATAAATTTAAAATAGAAGAGCATATAGATTGGAGCTAACATGGATGTTAAATTAAAGAAAGGCGAAACATTTGAAAAGATGTTAAGACGCTTTAGTAAGAAAGTACAAAAAGATGAGTTGATAGATACTTATAGGAAGAAGCAAGTCTTTGAACCTAAAAGTGTAAAACGACAACAACAAAAAGCAAACAAATTAAGAAAAAGTAGGGAATCATGAATCTACACGATAAATTAACTGAATACTTAGAGCCGAGTGAAGAATCGGTTATGTTATATGATGAGTATGAAGATGCTTTTATTGGACTAGGATATAAACAATTTAGAGGTCCAGTAGCAGTTTATGATGCATCAAAGTGCATAGACATACTAACAGAACAATTTAAAGAAGATCCTGATTACGATGGAGATGAAATGGATGCTTTAGAAATGGCAGTGGAGTATTTTGATTACAATACAATGGGTGCGTGGTATGGAGAAGATACACCAGTCTTTGTAACAGCTACTTTAGAAGAAATAGAAAATAACGTAGGAGAATAATATGACAGCAGGATGGAAAAACCCAAAAGCTCCTTATGATTTTACACAAGGAGAATGGGAAGATTACAAGAAGAAATACCCAAATTTATCTTGGGGAGAATATAAACAAATGAAACAATGGAACGTGGAGGAAAGAATGGCACAACCACAAGTAAATCAGAACCCTAATAATAGAGCTTATCCAGCTAATAAAAAATATAGTTTCGCAGAATCTTATGCAAAGCAATTAGAAAATATTGATCCAGAATACTATAATTTTGAAATAGAACCATGGGACTTTATACATGCAAATAAACTTGACTTTGCACAGGGAAATGTGATAAAATATATATGTAGGTATAAAAATAAGAATGGTATTGAAGACCTCAAGAAAGCAAAACAATACATAGAAATGTTAATTGATAAGGAGGCAAATGGCAAGGCGTAATTGGAGAAAATGCTACGACTGTGGCGTAAAGATAAATGTAAAGAAACAAGCAAAGTCTGGACACGATTATGATTGTACAGCTTGCTACTTAAAAGAGAGAAGGAGAGCTAGAAGAAATGGCTAAAATAGGCGTAAAATTAGGATTCACTTATAGAGTAGGAGACCTAAACAACAATCAATATGGAAGAATAGATCTAGATATACATGACATAGACACTGATCTTCCTTTAGATGAACAACTCACTAAATCAAAAGAATATGCTGATAAGATATTTGAATCTGTAAAAGATCAAGTAGATACAAACTTAGATAAGATTTTGGAGGAAACTAATGAGTGAGATAACTAGAGCACAAGTTTTAGAAGATGTTCTAAAAG